CGATTGATTGACAAGCTTAAGGAGAGTCGATCCCGCCAACGCGCCCTCACCAAGATTGAAGGTAAAGTCTGTCAGCGCATCGAATTCATTCTCTGATAACTGTACAGTCACCCGGCGATTGACGGCGTTTCCGGCGTGAGTCAGATCATCCATCAGCAACGTCTCAGCCTCAGCTTCAGTGATGACCGCCCCCGGCTTCACGTCCGCTCCAGTGTGTCCCCAACCGATAGTCCAGACACCCCCTGAATCTTGATAGGCGTGTAGTTCCAGACCTTCGGAATCCTTCGTCAATTTGGCGCATTTTAGTGAAGGAATCATAGATGAAATCCTCTCCCTATCAAAAATGCCAAAATCGTGATTAAGGCCCCAATAATTGTTAGAACCGTCTTAGCTCCGGTCCATCCGGCGATAAATCCACTGCTTTGCTCGCCCTGTGTCGCCAGTTTCCGAACATCTTCAGCCATCGTAGTCATCGTGAGGGTAAGCGCCCTCACATCCGAGGAGAGGTTCGACATATCCTCTCCCATTGATTTAAGGTCCCGCTCTAAACGCGGAACCATGCCACTTGACCCGTCTCCATTGCCCACGAGAGTTACCAAGACCCCCTTGATTAGTTTGACTTCGCCGTCCAATTCAAAACTCTTGTCAGCTACGTCTTGAACTTTCTCTCGTAGAGCGTGCTTAACATCTCGATCCGCAAGGATGGCTCTTATAAGCTCACGGTTACCTTCAACCACTCCACGACAGATGGCCGCTACAGTGGATTCAACAGAATCGAATTTAACATTCGGAGTCACTGCGGACCCCCGACACTAGCAGATGATGATGCAAATGTACTACTTCCGGTATACGTAACAGTAACCGGAAGAAACTTAAGTAACATCATACAGAGTTGGGTGGAAGTCTGACCCTTTTTGTCGAGGGTAGTATTTAGGATGATGGTGCCTTGAATGGAGAAGCTGACGACGCCTTGGGGAATTCCACTTCCGCTGTTAGCAGTCACAGCAACAGATATGCGATCCAAGTAGGCGTTTGCTGGGCTAGTAGTGATGGTGACGGTAGTTGGGGCAAGCGCTGGAGGAATAGTGGCAATAAAGGGATTCGAAGGCGCAGAAGTTGCTCCCCCTAAAACTCCGGTTACATTGTAGGTATAAGTCTTTCCTGCGGCGACTGTGGAATCGATATAGGAAGCCACGGTAAGACCGCTAACAATGGCTTGGCCGTTTCGGGTTACCGTGGTCGTAGCATTCGGCGTGGTGCTCGGTACCCATGTCAGCGAGACGGCTGGGGTCTGTCCAGTCGCCAATATGGCTACCTGCATGATGATAATAAAGAAGAGTTTCAATTGACTGTCACCCCCTTAAGAATTACTCCCTGAAGCTGAGTAGGAGCAGCAACCACACCTGAAGGCGTTACAGTGACATTGCCTGTGCCGGTTGCCGCGAACATACATACGCCTGCATTGTCGGAAGTACAGTTGGCAGGTGTACCTGCGCCTGTGACCGCATAGACGGTATTCGGTGTGAGGTCGCTGACGTAGACGGTGGTCGCACCCGAAGCTGGGATGGTCGTGCCCGTAAACGCCGTGCTTCCCGTCCAGCCGCGCATGAACGCGGCCAGTGTAGTACCGCCGAGGAGCGCCGCATCGTAGCCCTGTCCGGCAGAAGACTGTACGAGCGTTGTCGTCGGACGAGTGAAGCCGCTAGCACCCCATTGCAGGACGTTCAAGTATTGCTCTGTAGCTGGGTTCCCCGCGTCTTCCGTCAGCGTGGAGTAAGGCTCGATCTCGCCATCAGCTACAAAGCCGGGGTTATTTCCCTGTGTGAAATACCCACCCCGGTCCTCCATGATGATTCCGCTGGTGGGTGTCAGCAGGGTCTCATAAGCATCCTGATTGCCGGAGCGTGTAGTCCACTTTCCCGTCTGCCCCGTGATCGTCAGTGGGCCGACGGTGTTGAGGTTGTCGAAGCTGGAGATGCCTCCCGCGCTGCGATCTTCGAAGACCACCGTTTTCAAATTGCGCAAATAGATGAGAGAGCGTGACGCTCCGGTAACGCCACTCAAGGTGCCACACCATGCAAGCACGGAAACACACGAACCGTTGTAGAGCAGGGTTGTGTCGATGTCGTAGGCTACGCGATCCGCAAGCGTCACGTGATTCATGTAGGCGTTGCCTTGCGCAGTCTGCTGCCAGTATTGACCGCCGCCGCGAGGCCCGGAAACGGTTGTCCAGTTGGAGCCGCCGCTACCGGGAGCGTCGGTGGATAGGCAAACTGCCGCACCTAAGCATTCTGCGTAAGTGCTTCCAGTGCCGGTAACTACTATGTTGTATTTGCCATAGTTTTGCGCAGACCACCATGTAGCTCCCATGCAAGTTGGCCCTTGATAGTATCCAATGCCACATCTCGTTGCATCCTGTGTCGAACCGATGCCGAGGATGTTGGAGTTCTGCGCCGTGTTTAACTGGTAATTATAATTTTCGGACACCATTCGCATGGTCGTGATGTCTTCGCCGTTCGACTGAACCCAAAAACCACCAGACCATTGCGAGGCGTGGTTGATGCGCGTGTTCTGCGCGAAGGCTTCAAACCGCTGCTGTGTGACAGGGGACGGGCTAGTGTCAGCCGCCCACTCCGGACCATTCGTTACCCACGCGTTGAGCGCCGTGATGTGGCCATTGTTGAAGCTGTACGCCTCGGTTGGCAGGCTCGGACGAGGATCAGAGGGAGGGCTAGATGTTGGATCACCGATAGGCAACGCAAGGAACAGAGGAATCGCCAGATAGTTCCCATTCGCATTGTTCATATCATGGTAGAAGTTCGATATTCCCCCAAGGGGCGAATTGATGATGGGCCAGAGCAGTTTATTTTTGCGATCAGTGCGGCCTGTGAGCGCGTCCTGCACCATGAGCCATCCCGCATAGTGAAAGTCGTTCATGATGTGGTAATGACTCACCGCATCGCCGGTGGTTGTGAACTGCCAACGATTCGAACTGTTGTCCCAGTAATACTTCAGGCCACGCAGGTCTGAGTCTGGTTTCAAGTCCCAGAAAGAATCGGTCACGAGACTCATTTGCGGGCCTAGACCGGTTGAGGTTGAGGGATCGTCTAGCCCTGCCGAAACGAGAGACGCCATCGCCAGTGTTTCGCGGTAGAAGGAGTAGTCATACCAGCTTCCCTCGCTCGATTCGCCGTCTCGCGCATCGCCGAAGCAAGGCACGATTGCTGACGCGGTCGTGGTGCTTGAAGGATCGTTACAGGTCGGGGACGTGGGCAGATTCGAGTACGCAGCGTTGTAGGCGGGCCACGTCACATCGGGGTCGCTGATGTGCGCCCAGTCCTTGTACAGCATTCCGCCCGACAGGTACTTCAAATAGGCGTGGAGGGAACCCGCAGAGCCGTCCACGCACACTTGATAACGCGTGGCTGAGCAGGTATTGTGATTGCCTGTTAGCGGAGGATCGTCGGTGTTGTTGTCGTCGAACGTCGCTCCCGCTGCGAGCAGGTACATCAGCTTGGAGTGAGTGTAGTTGTTACCCATCGCCACCTGTCCAACGAAATCGTAGGGTCCGCCGCCATTGAACTCTGCTGAAGTGTTCCACACACAGCCGCCCGAATCGCACCTCCACGGCGCAACCGTTCCCGTACCGCCGTTGTTCTGGATAATCGACTGTCCGACGATGGCGAGGTAGTCGCGCAGCACTTGCTTGTCGCTTTTGACGGTGATCGCTGGAGCGCTCGTGCAGCCAATGATGTTCGTGAGATAGAAGACGGGACCGACCACCACGCCGGAACCGTTTGTTTTCGCCGTGCCACGCGCTGCCAGTCGGATGCCGTTGGGTCCGCTGAAATAGCCAATACCGCTCCCGTACATTCCCGCCTGCGGGCAGAGCGCTCCTGCGTCCAGCGCGTACCACCAGACGGTGCTGTTGGGCAGGTAGCCCGTGCCGCCTCCCGTGACGGATGCGATGAGTCCGCCCGCCGTGAAGGAGCTTCCGCCTGCGGTTGCGGGCTGGTACATCGTATAGGTTGAGCCGCTGATTGCCGCGATGAGGTTGCCCGTCGGAATTCCCGTCCCGGCAATCTCCATACCGACTTGGCAGGTTCCGCTGGTGACGGAGACGCCTGTGATGGACTGCGATCCGTTAGTCACTGTTCCGTTGGCGGCGCACGTTGAGTAGGCAGCCGTCATCGTCGCACCCGAGCCGCCGCCAGCAAAACCTGACCCGAGTTGCCAGTCCGGTCCCAGTGTGAACGGCGGCGTGTCGTTTGAGGCGCGGTCGCCGCCCAGCATAAAGTTTGCGTCGGTCGGGCGATACAGCCCGCTGCACGCGTCGTAACTGTTATCTAGGGGATCGAGCCAGTAATTCACAAAATACATTGTGATGTCACGACCCTTGGAACCCCACTTCCATGTAGCGTCGGCGGGGTCCAACATCTCTTCCAGCGAGAAGTAGTAAGCGTTGTTCTCCTGCGCTCCTCCGGGGCCGCACCCGTTGTATGCGAACGTGACATCGACGTTGGGCAAGCCTGAGCCGGTATCGCTCCAACTCCAAATGGAGTTCATGGTAGGCACCGCACCCGTAGCGATAGACCACAAGCCGTTGGCGTAGAGAGCGTTCGTGCCCGTGTTCGCCTTGGTCTTCATGGCCGCGAGGTTCGAGGAGTTGAGACCACCGAACTTGGGGTTCCCCGCGACAGGTGTCGGCGCAGCAATGACGACTACGGTCGAGGTCGCCGTCAATCCGCCCGTGACTGAGGTTGCGGTGACGACATAGGTGCCAGTTGCGGTGGTGTGCAGCGCGATGGTGCTTGGCTCGTTCTTCGTGCTTGGGTTGTCGCCGACGAGGGTAGCTCCACCCGGCCCAGAGGTGATGGCCCATGATACGCGGACATCGTTCTGGTCGGCGATCTGCGCGGTGAGCGTTTGGTATTCCCCCACCTTCGCAACCGGGCCGGTCGGCGTGACAGTGATGCTCTGTGCGAGCGCCGACGAGGCGAACAGGATTATTGGGAAAAGTCTCTTCATTAGGGCAGCGCCTCCACTGCATAGCAAAAGTAAGGATCGCCCGTCAGCGTTGGGACGAAGCCGCTGGCGATGGTATAGGTCGTTGCGGTTGTCGTGGCAGAAAACTCCATACCTGCGTAGGGAAGGCCAACTCCCGTGGGCGTGGGAAAGGTGAAGGAGGGTGGACCGGAACCTACGCTCAGCACAGCCCCCCCGTCATAGACGAAGGCAAACGCGAGCACGATGGAGCCACTGCTAGTGGTCAGTGAGCCGCAAGGGATGGGATTCGTGCTGGAGCTACCGATGCTGGTGACGGAAGTTGCCCCAGCGGCGCTGCTGCTGGTTAGCTCGATTACATAGAGAACGCCGTAGGTGGGTGACGTTCCCACGTTGACCGTAATAATGTGCGCCCCTGAACTCGCACCGCTCTCCATCCACGATTCGTAAACGCCGCCGCCGTTGGGCACATTCCATGCGGTTGAAGAAGTGATAACGGAGGGCGAACCCGCCGAGTCGGTGATGCTGGTGACTGTTCCCGTGCCTAACGCGGCGAAGATGTACAGCCCATGTCCTGAACCGGAAGGGGTGTAGACAATCTGCATGGGGACGGTGACGTTTCCGGCTTGGCTGTAGACCGACGAGGCGATGACGCCCCCGCCTCCACCGCTCGAATGGGTGAAGGGCACAGGGATGTACTGTGCATAGATCAGGCACCACGTCAGCGCGAGCGAGAGCAGCTTATTCATCAGTTTGCCTGTAGCACAATCTTGCGAGGAATCGTCAGCGTGACGGCGAATACGTTGGGAACCACGGTCGATGTATCGCTTCCGCTGCGAGACACCTTGAAGCTCATTAGCTGACCGGCAGTGCAGCCGGTAATAGTCACACCTGAAAGTGTTTCGGGGGTAATCACGTTGATGGTGGTAAACGTGGTGTTGAAAGTGGTAAAGTTCTGGGCCGCACCGAAAGAGGAATCATCCGTTGGGCCGCAACCCACAGCAAGTTGCATAATGATGGACTGCCCCGCAGTTCCATTAGCGCTTTGCGTGAGGTCTATGGTTGCGTAGGTGGTTGCGCTTGAATCGTAGTCTTTGGGCAAATGTATTTGGAATTGCGCCGAGTTCGATTGCGCGAACTGTAGAGCACCCGTGTTGACGTTGGTTCCTGTGCGGCAGATTAGAGTGGGAGCGCCCGAAGCTGGTAGCGACCACCCTGAACCCGGCGTGGTGTTGTTGCAATTAGCAGTTGGCACGATTATCAGGTCGGGAAAATCAATGTAATTGCAGGTCTTGTCCGTGCTGTTAGACACACAGAGTTGATTCGCTGCGGTCGCGGCGCTGGCAGCCGTGACGACGTTCGCGGTGACGACCGCGCTGTCGTGCAGCAGGCAGGTGGTCGAGGTTACAGTGCAATCGACGAGGTGGCCCGTGGTGGGCACCACTGCGAAGCCTTGGATCGTGTTCGTGGTGGTCGCGCCGCTGGCCCAGATCGTGTGTGCGGAAGCAGAGCCGTTCGCGAGTTGCAGAGTGCCCGCCGAGGTGCCGTCTACACCTAGCGCTGGCGTGAATGTGAGTGCTGGAGTCGCGCCTGCGAGGATTTTGCCAGTTGCGCCCACCACATCCAGCGTGGTGTTTGTTGAGGTGCCGCCGACACTGAGGGTCGCGTTAGGCGAAGTGATCGTGTCGCCACCGCCACCTGACGCTGCGGCCCACGTGCCGTCACCGCGCCAGAAGGTCGAGGAAGTTGCTCCGGTGCCACTGTTGAGATTGGTCACAGGAAGGTTGCCAGTAACGCCGCCATTGCCGGAGGCTGCCAAGTTAGCAGCGCTCGCAGAGATAACACCTGCGCTCGCCGTGATAGAGGTGTTATCTACTTTGTAGACACCAAAGGTCGTAGCTGATCCGAAAGGAATCTCAGTAATCATGTTAGGCGCAGAATACTTAACTGTGCCCGCAATGAAGTTTGCATCCGGCGAAGGCAATGATCCGTTGATGTTAAGTGAAACTAATGCAGCACTTCCATTCACACTTACTTGTGTACCGCCTCCGCCTCCGCCGAACGTACACTGCGAATAAGGAGCCACTCCCGTGGCCGAACACATCGGCACGAAAAACTGAGGTGTAATTGTTATCGGTGTGATGCCTGAAGCGCTGGTAAGAGGAGCATAGGTAGAACCTCCATCAGAACTAACCGCTATGCCCATAAACGTGGGAGTGTAGTTGATCGTCTGCGCCATCAGCGACAGCGGGAGAAACGCGAGAGTGAAAAGAAGTCTCTTCATAATCCTCAATGCTGTTTGAAGAAATCAACGGCTGCGGCTGGAAGAACGCAGGAAGGATCGCCGTGCGCTCCGGTGCAGGAAGTGAAGACAGAGGAGCCGCCAACGGCGTTCACGGCAGTTACAAGTGCCTGCCCATTATTCGAGCAGCTAATCGTCGCGTCACTCGCGGAACAGCGCACATCCATCGGCGTTGTCGAGAAAACCTTCATCCCGATGGTCATGGGGTCGTAGGGCACTCCACCCGCATTCAGGAACGCTGCATTGCAGGTCGTTGGACTGGCGCAGCTATAAGCCGTCTGGAGTTGACTATTGAACGCTCCGCCCCCGCCCGCATAGATGTTCGACATATTGACGGCAGGAAAGGCCATCTCTGCTGCGCGACACTTCAGCGTTCCGTGGGAGATGGCATTCAACATCACCATCCCGCCCATCGAGCCCGCGTAGCAGTACGGGATGGGGTCGAGATTGAATTGCAGCAGGGCACTGGAAACGGCTGTCTGTATATCTGAAACACAAGCAGCATTGCCCCAGCAGCTATTGCTGGTGTAGTCGGTGGCGATGACGGTGTATCCCGCCGCCGACAATCCCTGCGCCATCTGCGTATCCACGGCGATATTGAAGATGTCGAAGACGCTTCCGCCGTCGCCCTGCATCCACATCACCCACGGATTGGACACGGTGGGGTTGTAGTTCGGCGGGAGGATAACGAGGAAGTTGACCTGCGAGCCTGCGGGATTCGAGGGCACCTGAAGTTGCAGCGGAAGCGCTTGCGTAACCTGCCCATCCGTCGGCGGAATCGCAATCATGTTAGGCGTTAGCGGACTGCCCCCGGAGACGTTATCGGCAGCGTAGGAGAAATTACTTACGCCCCCATTGCCCCCCGTCTGCATCTGCATCCACACCAGAGCGGGAGCACCGGTAGATTGGTCAACCGAAGTGATGCAGCCCGCCAGCGTGTTTACGGGGCAGAGGCCAACCGAAGAGTACCCATTGTTGACCACAGTCCACATGAAGAAGGTGGTGGAAGCGGCGACAACGGCAACGGTGTGGAAAGTGCTCGTGTCGTAATAACCGAAATCATGCCCTGCGCCGCCCGTGATGGTCGCTCCATAAACGGCTGGCCCCGCAATAACCGGGCTGCACGTAGCCAAGTCTCCGCCCGCCGATCCGCTCTTTACATAGCAGGTGGCCGTGGCGCTGGTGTAGGGGCTGGGAAAGAGGTAGCGTCCTCCATAACCAGTTCCCGTGCAGACTCCGAGGGGGCAGGTTATCGAGCCAGCCGAGATGGACCCATCGAACTCGTTGCCGATAGAAACCGTCGCGGTACGTAGGTTGAACACATGGCGGTCGCCGGAGAGGTTGTCGGGAGCGGTGTTGAGAGTAAGCGACCCTGCGGGGCGATTCTGCACCGGCGAAACGCCCGTGATGCCCTGATTGGGAACGCCGTTCGCGGTGATCTGGGCAGATGCGGATGCAGTCAGCAGAAGAGTGAGAATAAGTGCTTTCACTGGTTTGTCACTCCTAGAGAGGTTGCCTGCCAGATGGAGTCAGTGTTGTCGTAAGCAAAGGCTTGGCAATTCCAGAGGCCATTCGTATTGCCGATGGCGAAGAATCCGTGGACGCCCGCAGGGTTGGTCACGGTCCACGGTCCACTGCCCTGCTTGAAGCAGAGGGTCTTTAGTTGGCCATCCGCCCCCGCACCGAGAGTAAAGGTGGTGACGTTGCCCGTGAGCACGATGCGAGAGACGTTGAAGGAGGTTGAGAAGGTAGGCGTAGCGCTAAAACTTACAACTTCAGCGGAGGCTACTAGAGTCGCTGTACCTCCACCCCCGCCACAGAGGGTATTGGCCACCGTGCAAATGCGGCTAAACGCACCCGCAGATACACCAGCCTCCGATGCTGAAAGGTTGCCGGAAGAGTCTGTGAAGATTTGCGCCGTGCTCGCGATAGGTGCAGGCAACCCGCCAGACGAAGCGGGGAGCACAACGCCATGCTGGTTGCTACAAGTACCCACACCTTTAAGCAAGCCAGTGGCGGTTACTTGCCAACCACAACCGTTGGCGTCAGCCTGCCACGGAATCTCTGTTGATGAGGAAGCTGTAGTGATATGGAGAAGGATGCCCGTGCCTGTGTTTGACGCGGTATCGGTGATCTTCCACATATCACTGGAGCCGGTGGCGGCGTTGTAGGTGAACGTCGAAGTGTTCGCAGCCATCGTCAGCGCGAGGTTGGCCGAAGGAGCGGTAATATTAGACCACGCTACGCCCAGCGATCCCGACGCGGCGATGTTGTACGGCGATCCTGTAGTGCCTGAGCCGGTGATGGTGATGTTAGACCCAGCGGTGATCGTGCCTGCGATATTGACAGCTTGGATCGCCCCATTGCAGCCAAAACCCACGCTGAACGTGAAGGTTAGCGCATTCGAAGCACCAGAGCATGAAGGTATCGACAGAGCCGTGGGTGATCCGCTTATAGAGTTCGCATTGCCTATGACGGTACTAGCAGCTTGCGAAGGCAACCCTGTGAGCGCCACTAACGCAGTGGCGGTAATCGCGCCCGAGCCGGTCGGCGCGAGCGATGCGCCGGTGCCGACGAGCATCGCGGCAGTGGTGTTCGTGGCGGAGGTTATAGACGAGAAAGCTAAACTTCCACCACCAGTTGCGCTCAGTACAGTACCAGCCATGCTTAGGCCGCTGCCGAGAGTGATTTCGGTGTAGTGCGTACCCGCTCCGGAAACTCCCGAACCCACTAGTACAGAGTTAGCCGAGGCGTTAGGGAACTGTGCCAGCGTCGTTTGTCCGCTAATGTCCGTAAAGGCTGGCTGCGCCGAAGTGAATAATCCCGTCGTCGAGGTATAAGAAGTGAAGAATTGGTGCGAAACGGAAGCCTTCGTGACCGCCAATTGAGACACACCATTGAGCGTGCTGGCGTTGATTGTGCCACCTCCCGAAAAGGTGAGTGAGGCTCCTGTTCCTACCACCATTGCGGCACTGGTGTTCGTGCCGGAGGTGATCGAAGGAAATGTCGCAGCGCCAGCGCTGATGCTGTTGCACCCGAAGCCCGTGCCGGAGGTCCATGTAAGCGCGTTGGTCACGCCAGAGCAGGAAGGCACAGCGAGACCGGACGGCGTGGTAGCCGTCAGCGCACCAAGGACGGTGTTGGCGGAGAGCGAAGTCAGCGCCGTGTAGGGGATAGCGGAAGCTGAGACAGAAAGCGTTGGGATAGTAGTGGAAGTTGCGACAGATGGAACGAGCCACGTCGGCCAACTGCCAGAGCTTGCGATGAAGTTGGTGACTGTACCCGAACCGCCTCCACCTCCGCAACTTGAGCCTGTGCCGGTCACGTGCCCGGTAGCGTCTTCCTGAAGGCAGGAGATGCCTCCGGTTGCGATAGTGGGGAATTGGATTCCGCTGATGTGTCCAAAAGACGCAGTGAAAGTGCTCCCAGTCCAAAACTGCACGTCTGCGTCAAATCCCCATCGCCATGCGTTAGAGACGCCTATAGGGTTGTATTCCAGAGTGGCAATGTTGGAGAAGCTGGAGGCTTGAGAATTCGTGTACCACTGAAAGCCTTTAGTCGCTTGCGAGCGAATTGAGCCAGAGACTACACCTCCGTCGATGTTGGTCTTTAGGGCGGAAATTACTGGCGTGGGGTCGAAACTTATCGGCGACGTGAAGACTTCCTGACCTTCAAGTTGGATAATCTCAGTGCCTTTGCCGAATACTAAGAAGGGAGTCGGGTCCGTGCCTTCAGACCGAATCTGTATGAGGGAATTGGGATTCTGATTATCGATATAAATTCCCAATCTCTGCTTTATCGCATCGTAATCGTTTGCGAAGAAAAACTGCGACGTACCCGCAAGAGGCGAACCGTCATTCACAATATTTAAAGCACTATTATTTCCATAGAGGTAAGAGTTAGTGTGAGCAGAATTATCTATGTATTGGGAAACCCATTCCGAAAGATCGTCATTGTCGTAATACAAAGCGTACTTGCCAAATGGTCCACCGCCGTTGAAGATATTTTCGGCATACAACCCGACACTACCACTTGTAGCTCCGGGGGCTGGAGGAACTTCCGTCTCAATGTAAAATCTGGAATTTGGCGTAGCCCCAGTGTTGTCGAACGCATGGACCATCACAACAGTGCAGGCTGTTGATTGGTCGCCCGCAAGGCAATCACCCGTGAGGCCGGTGAGACCAGTTCCTCCGCCAGTCGAGGAGAAGGTAAGTGTATTTCCTCCGCTGGGCGTGATCGTCATGTTCGCGCCCGCGACGAAGTGGATGTAGCTAGGCGCTCCCGTGCTGCCACTAACGTTACCGAAGAAGTCTAGGTTCGGAGCGGTTGAGAGATTGAACGCGAGGTTGGGAGTGGTAGAGCCGTTGTTTACCGTGGTGGTGAACAGCGGCGCAAGATTGCCTGCCGTGAAGTTCGTGACCGTTCCCGATCCACCACTTCCGGAAGGGACAAGCAAATCCGTCAGCGTTACGGGCGTCGTGTAAGCGTTCGGTGCAAGTCCTCCGCTCATCACTACGTCGTAGCCCTGTCCCGTGTTTGCGAAGAAAAGCCATTGTCCATTTTGGTTTGCACGGAACGGATTCGAGAGAGTGCCACCACCAGCATTTGCCTTAATCACCGCTGGTGTTGTCGTACCCGTCAAATAAACCTGTACGAGACAGCCTGCGTTCCCTCCCGGAACCACACCTTGTAGCGTATTCGTGCTGTTGAGGCCAGATACGGTAGCTGGAGTTGCACCCTTCTCGCAGAATCCATTGAACCCCGTCAGTTGGGCGTAAGCCGTCCCACTTCCTAATAGAAGTCCAAGGATCGCGATTAACTTGAGACGGTTCATGTTTGGTAACCTATCGAGTGATCTGAGCAGTAATAGCCACGGCATTGGACAACGTTTTCACGTAAACCGCTACGTATTTTGCCCAGCTATTCAAAACATCTACTCGCCCCACGTTGCCGGAGTTCACAGCAGAAATATTCGTTGCCGAAATGAAGTAATTTGGGTTATCCGTATCCGCCACCATCACGTCGATTTCAAACGCTCCCGGAGGACCAGAGAAGGCCACTTCGACAGAAAACCCCCACGGGTAGTGAGCACTGCGTACCCTCTCTAGTTGAAAGGCCACACTTAACGAGTTCGCTGTCCCAGCGGCAACAGTCTCGTTCTGCCACGCGAATGCCTGTCTGTTTTCGCGAAGCAATGTTGCTCGTCCTATTCCTGCATAACCGGGCATATTCTCTCCTTAGCTGCCGACACTCATTTGGCCTGTCACGCTGGCAAATGGCTCCGAATTGATAGGGTTGCGGTTCATTTTCTGGAAGTACAAGTCTGTGACATTGCGATCCACAATCCGAAGCTTCTTCAGACAATCCAAATACTGTTGGTGGTAATACATCACGAGAAACTGCCAGTTAGAGCCAGACCCGCGCTCCATGTCGTCGCCCTTTTGCGATTCTTTCCACGCTGCCAAAACTTCATACGCTCGAAACTTCAGAAGCTCTTCCGTGAGCGGAGCAGGAACCGTATCATTTGGCCCTGCGAGCGCAGGCCACATCACTTGCCACTGACACGCATAAGGTAATTGCGTGATCGGTCCTTGCCAGAGTTCGTACAAAAATTGGCCATACGTCGCGCTTCCTTGACGAGCGTCCGGTCCTATATAGACCACATACTCAGGCTGCGAAAAGTCTGTCCTCTGAGGGTCAATCATTCCAAGATCAACCTGAGTGTATTTATCCCAGTTCATCGGCTGGTTGTTTACCAAATCCCTGATCGCATAGAAGCGCCGGAAACCAGCCGGAGCGGGGAAGTACGCTTGGTAGGCCATGTAGCCAGAATTGATTTGCGCAGGACTCGTCCACAACCTGTCCAGTGTCAGCACGGCAATTTGGGTCACTGTAAAGGTTGCGGGAGTTCCCCCCTGCGCAAAATTGATGTATGGGCTGATGTAGCCACTGCCCGCGCTTAGCGTGATGGGCGCTGCGCTGACAGTCCCATCCGCAGCGACTGTGATCGAAACACTTCCTCCCGTTCCGGGGCCTACGTTATCAAGGATGGGGTAGGTGTACGTTCCGGGTGTCTGTCCTGAGCCGGGAGTGAAAATCGTCGCATAGGCTATCGTGCCGTTGCCGTTGATGGCGATGATGTTGTAGAGGTCGTAGTACGGGACACGAATTTGGTAAACAGTGATGAAGGGATTGATAGCCCCATACCATGCAGCGGTCGCTACAGCATCACCCGTCATTTGGTTTGTGAAGGGCTGAATCGAAATCGTTCCCGGACTCAGGAATGTATTGGTCTTCCCTCCCAGTAATCCGGGCGTCAACCAACCTCCCGTTTGTAGTTGGAAACTCCAAACGTTCTCGTCTTGGATCAGCGTGAACGCCTCGTTAATTTTTGTCTTAACGAGGCCGAGGTTGGTACCCGGTATCCCCAACAACTCTTGAGTCATGCTGTTAAATGACATTGCTGTACACCTACTTCTTTGTTGCTATCCGCTTCCGCGTCTTGCTCTTTTCCGGATACTTCTCTGTCCGGCCCTGCTCGGTACTGATCTTTTTACTCTTCCGCTTCTGCACATAAATTCCAGAGTCCAGAGGAGCGCCCATTGCTTTCTCTTTTTCCTTCGCAGACTCGAAGTGTCCAGAATCTCCGTCGTCGTTGTACTGCTTCTTATTTTGGGTCGCCATATTATTTCCTCGTTAGGGACTTCACCTTCGTGTACTTCTTCGCGCCACTCTTCTTCGTGACTCGCTTCGGCGACGTGGTGGGATCAGCCTTGACCTTCTTCTCGGTACCCAAGACACGTTTCTGTGGATACGTAACGCTCGATCTCATGATCTTCTTCGCCATCGTTTTCCTCTTCCCGACCGACTCCAGACTGTTTGTGTCTACCGAGTTATATTGCGGGTCCATCCTTACTCCTTAGCTAAAACGCCCGTCACGAGTTTCCCCGCAACGGGCGTTTCAGTTGTCGCGCATCCGGGAGAATGCAGACTTTACTAGGGCATTAGAAGTGCCCAATAAACGCTGAAATTACAAAGGTGCTTCCCGCAAGGTTGCCCGACTGTTTCGCACCGTTGGCGATGGCGTAGTAAGACAAGTTCCACGTGTTACGCGGCCCTATTGCAGTCGGAGTCGCTTGGACGTAATAGAGACCATCGGTAGATGCACCGTCGAGGACCGCATCGATATACCAGCCGGAAATAGAGAGACTCACGGGATCAAGGGTCGTGGCATTCGCTGGCCCCTTACCAGTTCCGACAAAAATAGCGCGGCGTCCAACGTAGTCAGGATATAGAGCACTCGCTGCGGTTCCGCTGCCCATCGGTGTGAGAATCATGAATTAACTCCTTACTGCTCCGAGGATGAGGGGAGGTGTGACCCTCCCCACTCCATTAGTCTTGTACAACCGAGCAGGCGTATCCAAGTTGAATCTTGAACGGAAGATTCGCGATGGTAGAGCTTGCCACTGCGTCGATGACTTGGCCAATCGTGGTGATGAGGCATGTCGTTCCAGACGCTGCCATGATTCCCGTGGTAGCCGTGACGTTGGCAAACTGACCCGCTGCTTGCACCGTCGAAGCTGCATCGAGAACTGTCGCTGTTCCAAGCTCCTGAACGAACCCAAAGTTGCCGGGAGTGATCGCGTTCAGGAAGACGACTGGACGGACGTTGGGAACGCCAGTAACCGTACCCTGATCTGCGCTGGTAACGACGTTCGGAGACGTATCCAACTGTGCGACAACTGCTCCGCCTGTGGTACCCGTCGCCGTCAGCGAGAAGGTCGGAACCGAGTTGTAGTTGAATCCGCCATTGAGCACAGTGGCCGAAGTGATCGTACCCGAAGCGCCAACTACAACTTGGATCACTGCACCCGTGCCGCCGCCGCTGGGGTTGGCTGCCGCAATGGTGTACGTGCCCACGGTCGCGCCCGTGCCAACGTTGGTAACGCTGACCGTCTTGACCGCGCCCGTGCCGCCACCAGCCCGCAGGAATCCAACGGTGCCCGTCTTGACGTTCGCCGCCGTAGCGCCGGAGTCAACCTGCACCAAACGGTATCGACCCGCATACAGAACACCATTGGTTGCATACGACGCATTGGCGGCTTCCTGATTCGTCGCGTCAAAGTAAGCACCAAGGTTCAAGCCACCCGCACCAATCGGCTGACCGTTATACGCATCCGAAAGGCCAGTGGGCGACGTGAAGTTAGCGTTGTTCCACGCCAGCCAAGTCGGAGTTGATGGAGTAAGTGGCATTTGTTTCTCCTTGTGCTGCTAAGACTTTTACTTCACAGCGATTAGCTGCTGAAACCGAAACAGTAAGCGTTGTGGCGCGGCTGACAGTTGTAGAGGTTGATTCCCAACCGCATCATGATTCCGTCCACCGAAACGTTGTTCTGCTGCGGAACGCGGCGCACGCCGAACTTGAAGCCAGACTTGTTCGTCGGACGAACCTTGAAGCTCTCCGGCTCAAGGAAGTACAACGCTTCTGAAGGCTGAATTGTGGTGTTCGACGGCAGGCCAGAGTTGGTTGGCGAGAAGTTGACTGGCGCACCCGAACTCGTGAACTGTGGCGTCGTGAATGCGATGGTCGCCGTGCTCGATCCAACACCGTCCACCAAGCTCGTGTTGCCAGCGGCTCCGCCTGCTGCTTGGCCGAGCGGGATGTAATACTGGGCCGTTGCCGAAGGAGCGAGCGGGTCAGAGTAAATTTCCACGCCGTTGTAGCTAAAAGCTACCCACTCAAGATCGTGCTTCTTCAACTGAATGTCCCGGCGCTGTGCATCGAGAGCGATGGCGATGGCCGCAAAGCCGAAGCCGTTCGTGATGCCCAGTGAAGGCTTGCCGCCGCAGGTGGTGACCTGTGTCCAGAGCTTCTGCATGGAAGCCACGTCGATTTGGCCGGTACCACCCGAAGCTGTTCCGAGGTACTGGGGAGTTGAGTTCCATGTGATGCCGACGTTGCCGTTTCTCGTCTGACCGCCATACGTAGGGTAGCGGTTGCCGAAGAGCGAGGAGTCGATGCCATTGTTCAAGGCTTCGTCCAGACCATTCGAGCACTTGATACGGTTATCGCTGATAGTTGAAGCGTTCGACTGCCCGTGGCGGAAGGAGTCCATTTCGAGCATGGTGTTGATGTTCATCACCATGTTCTCCATGTACAGGCCATAGATGTCCGCGATCTTGGCAGGACCGGAGTTGATGACACCACCCGTGCCGGAACCGTCGTCCATCTCCCACTCGTCCATCGGAAACCATGAGACGTACAGCTTGGGATAGAACTTAACTTTCGTGTCGATCTGCTGCCGGGTCAGTGTAACCGTTTGACCGGGATTCACAGCCGCGCCCTGAGCGCGACCATACTGAATGACTTCCGTCATGCCAGCGCCGCCGAGGAAATCTTCCCAGACTCCCGCCCTGCGCAGTTTCGCTTGGAACGGTGTGTCTACGAAAAGCTGGTTCCACACGACATCACGGCGAACCGACTCCAAGTTATTGGCGTCGATCTCATTGAATTGCGGGTCCTGTGGAAGAGTCACGGTTGGCATGATTTCTATCTCCTAAAACCTTGAAAATCTCGTTACAAACTTTATGCTGCTGCTCCAGCTTTCGATTCTTCGTTTACTGCAACGTCAGCCTGAATTTGCTTACGCATTTCAACTTGCCGCTCTTCCCGCGTCATGCTCAACGGGTCCTTGCGAGTTCCTTCGGCAACAGCCTTCTTAACCTCTGGGTAGTTGCTGATAGCCGCACGGCGAACATCGGGATTGTTGCCGCCGCGCTCAGAGATGGCCTTGGCCTGCTCTTCAAGCTTCTGTTGCCACTCGGCGTCCTTGGCCTTCAACTTCTCTTCGTAAGGAGCAACAGCGGCCTTCGCGATGGCGTCAGCCTTCTCCGCCTCAACCTTGGCCTGTAACGCTGCTTGCTTCGCAGGGAAGTCATACTTCCGAGAAACATAATCGCGGAAAGGAAGCTTCTGCGCATTCGCTTCCTGCGCGAGAGAACTGATCGAATCAGGGAGAAACTGGCCACCAGACAAACGCTGAAACTCTTGCAAAGCCCAAACTGAGTTGTCCAAACCTTGACCGAGACGATTCTCAACGTCTTCCATCTTGAAAGTAGGACTTCCCGGCGTTGCGCCCTGAGCACCCGCCACAAACTTTCCATCGGGGCCGCGAACCGCACCAGCAGCCGGGGTATACACTGGCGCGTCAGAAGCGATAAATCCGCCTTCCTTCGCCGCCTTATTCTGTGCTTCGTAGAACGCTGCAAGCGCCTTGGCGTTGGCAATCTCGATTTGCAGGGCCTTCTCTTTGTCTTCCCATCCCGTCAGCGACGGCATGATGGTCTGGTCGTAAAATTCTTTGTTGGCACGCTGTGCTAACTCGGCAGCGTCCTGCATTTCCTTTGCCTTCACTCTTTCCGCTTCCGCCTTTTTGGCGTCTTCTGCGGCGGTCGTCAACACGCCATTGAACGCAGTAAGAGCCTTCGCATCCAGTGCGGCGATTTGTTCGTCGGTAAGCCCAGAGGCTTTCAGAATTTCGGCTACGGTTGCCATAATTTTTTAATCTCCCGGAAATCGATTTACTGCGGTGGTGTCTGACTCGGTGAAGGTTGCTGACTCGGTGAAGGACTTACCAGAGCCGTTTGCATTTCCTGAATTCCGTCAGCTACTTTGCCTGCGCCGGACGCAAGACGAGGATCAGACGAAGCCATTTGCTTGGCAGTCTGATACCAGCGAGCGAGGAGCATTTGAAGTGGATTGGCGGGTGCTGAGGAAGCTGAGGATTGATCTCCTCCGCCACCTTGAGGAGAAGAGGAAGCGCCCCCTGCATCGGGTGCAGGCGCTGCGCTTCCTTGCTGTGGATCGGGCATGGGACTAGTAGCCACGTTCGTATCTCCGGTTAGCTACTGGTTACTTCTTGAGGGTGTGCTTCTTGTGGCCGTGCTTCTTGTGACCCTTCTTGCGACCCTTCTTGATGTGCTCTGCCTTTGCAGAAGCCTTACGTCCGCGCTTTGCCATGACAATTCTCCTTAGTTGGTGTGGGTTAAACGAAAATAGGCGCTAAGCCTATTTGGCTCAGAGCCTATACCTGTTCCCATCTAAGGGGGGTTAGTTTCTCGTTGATCTAGGGGTTAGCGTAGAGGTAACCTAATGGGTTGTCAAGAGATTTTGTAAAAATAAGTACAGGAGTGCAGTCTAATTTTTAATTATTCCTGCGCATTTGTCCTGCACGTTATGCCATTTCCTTTGTTCCGACACCAACAATTTTCCTGACATCTTCGGAGACTTTTTCCGAAATATGCTTACTTTGTTCAATATTTACGCCCATCATTCCGCCCTGATTGTAGGTCGCCACAATGGTTCCCGTAGCTTTCGAGGCACGCATGAGTTGGTCGAGAGCCTGCAAATCGGTAGGTAACTCTATGCATACCTTTGTTGTCAGGCAGTCCTTCTGCGATTTGATTTTCACCGGCATACTACTCCTTAACTTTCTGTCACCGTCGATCTTGGGTCTCCACCTTTAGCGCCTTTTTGCCGCAATTTTGGCGCTTTCTGCCCGGAAGATGGCCTGCCGCCTGCGTGTGGCTTCCCATCTTGACCGCCGCCCCCACCCATTACCTGTTGCGGATCGATCCCCAGCTTCTTCAGGGTCTGCATGAGGTCAATCTGCGCCATCATCTTCATCTTTTCCAGCTTCTCCTGCTCTTTGAAGGAGTCATCAATCTCCTTCTCCGGATTAGGAATATCCATCGCTTTGAAGACGGTTAACCATGAAATAGGAGCTTGTCCCTTTTTCAATTGGAGCATGAGCAACTGTTGCTGCATCTGAGTTACCTTCAGCAACGTGCTGGGTACAGACACCAGCCTGATTTGTTTAACAAACCACCGCGCTCGCTCCAAAGAGGTGTACTTCGATTCTGTATCCGGGAACTGTCCACTGATTAATTCGTCCGGCAAATGGCTGGGAACTAGATCGTTTGGCTTGTAGTCAAACGTTTCCGCAGCCATGCTCTCCGGACCAACATATTCCATAATTCTTTGGGTATCAAACCACTGTAAGATAAGGTACTTTACCCTTTGCCCAACGGACTTATTTGCCTTCTCGACGCGCTGCGCTATTCCCTTGCCGACAGGCCCAATCGACTCCAGCATCTTGTCCGCAGTGTCCGAAGCAATCTGGAGCTTCATGTTGGCTCCAAGGTTGCCAAGGTCTTCGAGACCTAGCTGCTTGCCCTGCACGGCACGAAGCGTCTCTACGAACTTGAAGTTCTTTTCGTCTGGAGAAATGTCCGGAAGGATCGAGTGGAAAACGTCACTCGGCTTTCCATCCACGCCAAGGCGAACGTCCGGCTCGAATATGTCAAAGTGCTCAACCTTGGGGCCACCTGTTTCCGTATGGTTGTAGCCCATCGGCGGATTCATCGCGGCAGCCAAGCCCTGATCCATCAAACGCTCATGCTTCCGAATCGTCTGCTCGATGCTGGCAACATCCCCTACGATGGAGCGTCCCAGCGGCTCCCATGCCCAGTCATCCACGGTGTACTGGATGATTGGCATACGAGGGTCCCAATCGAAGGCGGGACCGTCGTACATTGGCTTCGCCATACCTGTGGAGGTGATAATAAGGCGAAGATTTGGATAGACCCGGCAGTGCTCCGGCTCGGCAGGAATATAGAATGGTTCCCCATTCCTCATGCCGCCGAAAATTCTTTGGCCAACGTGAGGTACTCGATAGAACCACGTCGTCCCCATATCCCCCATGGGAAGCTCGTAGCCGGTGTTGTTGATTCTCAAATCACGAACAAACGTGTAGCGGATTTCGGCGTACAAGTTGCCAAACGAACGGCCTACATCGCCATAGCGGTTTCTCTCCGCGACATCGACGCGCTGCGCCTGCATCCGCGTCTGGTAGTTGCGGCGGAACCCCACTGTTTGAATGTCATTCTGGAAGAGGGGAAAGCGACCATGCGCCTCCGCGATAGGCATATAGTCGTAGATCGTGACCGCGTAGGCATCCTGAATGTCATTGGTGCGGGAAGGAATCTGGCTGGGAATTACATCCAAGAGGCCCAGCGCATCAAACTCCATCCTCCGCTCGCCATAGCCGTACTCGGTCGCCCTAACCTTCGGCCATAGATAGCCGATCCCCATGACGGCGGCATATTGCAGGACCTTCAGGATTTGAAAGGGAAAATCAGATTCTAGGTAGACGCATTTGGAGACCTTCGTCAGCATCTCCGCCATCTTCTTGTACGACGGGTTATCCGACCCGTACCCGGCGATCTCGCGAACTTGCGCCAGCGTCTCGCAGAACTTTCGAATATCGTACTTCAGGGTGTTGGTTACGAGAGTCGAACGGCAATTGTCGTTGAAGACTGCGTTGAAAATACGGAGATTTTTAGAGAGGTCCTTGTAGCACTTTTGCGACGAGAGAAAGCCTTCGCCTTCTTGAATCTGATTCTCCACGTCCGCGTAAATCTGTTCGGGGTGCGACCAGAATGGGCTGAATTGCCAACTGGAAGTCTCGTTTTTATCCCGGAAATACGAGGTTGACTCTCCCATTACTGGCAAGGCGCAGTCTCAATCTCTCCCGGTTATCTTGGTTCCCTATGCCAAGATACGTTTGCACAAGTGCTTACTCCGTGCGAGTATAGAGCAAATATTCCTGCGCGTCCATAAATTTGTTTATGCGCTGCGGCCTGAACCTGCATCCTACAGTAACGCGAGGTATTTCTATGCCAATGGGTTATCTGTTTTGGACAATCTATGTGATTGCCATCCTGTTTGGGGTATGGTCGAACTACGAAGCGGGTCAACCACTTTGGTATCGCAGAGCGGGGGCCTACCTGATCCTCTGGATTCTGGTTGGCATACTCGGATGGCACGATTTCGGAGCACTAATCAAGTAGTGAGGTAGCTCAATGATTATCGTCCTGATCGTCCTCATCCTTTTGTTTTGTCTGGGAGGATGGCAGCTTGGGCCGGGGCCGGGATATTACGGAGGTTTCGGCCTCGGCGGACTCTTGCTGGTTATCCTGATTGTCCTACTATTGATGGGACGGCTCTAGACTACCTTGCAATATAAGAGCCTTCCCCACTCCCTCGGAATTCGTTTCGCGGGAGGACCATCAGGAGTGTCCACCAAGTCTTGCGGAATTCTGACGAGATCAGGTTCCGAATGATGCTCATAGATGCCCCAGAACTCCGTCTTTCCCAGCATGTCAATGTTCTGGCCGGGAAGGGCAACGGTATACCCCTCTGGACAGTTAGCCTCCAGTTCCTTACGTGTCATTACTCCGCCACCTCCACGTTGGCCTTCAGAAGTTCCACCGTGTTTTGGAAGGCTCGCATCAACACTTCAGGTTCGATGTTGAGTGGATAGACGCTACCTGTCCGCGCCATTCCCGCCATTACACAATCGGCAATCATGTCCAAAACGTCAATCAGATTCACATCCTGCGGCACGCCGTCTGCCTGAAGCAAGTGGTGGCGATTGATTTTACGATGCCTATCCCACCACTCAGTCCGCTTGAATCCAGTCAAAAAATCTCTGTGGAATTCATCGATATCTGTGATCTTGTCGGTGTCATGAGCGTAGGCAGCTTCATGTACAAGATACTCAAAAAAGAACAAGCCATGACGCACGTCTTCTATGTGTCGCACGCTGCTCTCTAATAACGTTTCTTTGGTGGTGTTGGCGAAATCGCATGTACGGCTATCAGCAGTGGGACTCTTATGAATCGTAATCATTTTCTTTTCTCCCGGTTGATTTTTCCTGTTGAAACTCTCCGCCGAACAAATAGAAGAAACATATTGTCAAGCCTTCGAGCGTAGCCCCGAAGAACATTCCCAATAGAACCGCATCGCGACTACTCATGGGGATTCTCCTGACGCTGTGAAGGCGGAACCCATCCATGTCCAGCACAGAATATGTGGTCCCAAATTTTATCGAGTTCCGCGTGGGTTGGAGTACGCCCAAGCGGGGCGTGCCTTAACAGCTTGTCAGCGTAATCACCCTCATCGGGGAATGCCTTTCTATACCAAGAGGTCGTTGTGAAATCTCTTTTAATTTCCTTTGGCTTATCTTTCCTCTCCCTAAAGGCTATGGCTATCAAAACTCCAATGAGAGCAGCCATCATCATCAAGAGAGAACTAATTACCTCATGGTCAAATTGAATCTCATTCATAGTTACTCCTCGAAATCTGCAATGTCCCTGAAATGCTGTTTGTTCGGCAGCCGTACCTTCGACGTCTTCACGGACTTGTCTTTCTCTTCATAGCCCTCAAGATGAAGGAAGCTCGTTCGCTCCATATTAAACCGATCTTCGTACCGCTTATCGAAGTTCTCCAACGCCTTAATTGCGAAGTCGCGATTTACTGGATTTCGAGCGTTGGCAATGTTTGCCCGCATCTGGCTCCGCATGGCTTCTACCTGCTCGGATTCCTGATGTCTCTGGTATGCTTGCGCGATCTTCTCTTTTGTCTCTTCCCACACGCGCATCCTTGCGGACCACCTCTCGGCGGACGCCACGTTCGTACAGACAATCTTTTCGAAGCCCGGAGGCGCAGCGTACTGTTCAGGAAGGCCCATGATAATCTCGCCCGTGCCACCATAGACGGCGGGATTTGAGAAATAAAAGCATATTGGCTTCCCAAGCTGGGCGTTGCGTTGCATCTTCATCTACCAACCGTCTCCTACTGCCATCTGGTTTGCTGTTCCCGGACCCTTGGGACGCTCTATCTTCCTCGGTGGAGCACTCCGCTTCTGAGCACGTTCCGTAAGGATATCCATGTCGTGTGCTGTAAAGTAAGACTGCGCGGCCCCCCTCACTCTATCATCATGTTGTCCGCTGCGATGCTCCATTTTTGACTTACCCGCCGTCTCATGGCGCTCCAGTGTTCGAAGCTCTTCGATCAACCACTTTGAGCGCGGAATGTACCAACCACCATTTACGGCTTCGCGGAATCGGTCCATCAACATCGGCACAGACCACCCGTTCGAATACCACCCTTCCTTCGTTCCGGGGGTGTCCTTGATCTTCTTCGAATCGTAGCGGCGTGGCTTGTGATGGTTATTAAATCCCATCATCTTCAACTGGTGCTGGCATGTATCTCCCGGCCCTCTCACCTGTTCGATGACGTACTTCATCCCGCGACCGTCAGGACACATCTTTCCGTAATACGCACCTAGACAAGCGGCGAAGGGAACGATCTGCGCAGAATTGACCCTGTTCGTTGTGTACTCGGCGCATTGGTAATCAGACTCCCCGTTGAAACGATTATTGGTGACAGACAGAACCGAACGATCTTCATCCTCTTTGCCTAGACCGTCAGCGGTATCGACGCCGCAGGCATAATACAATCCCCGCTGCGGCGGATCGTAAATAAGCAAGCGATCCATCGTGTTGCCTTCGAAAGTCTCGTCCTGATACTTCAGCGGAAGCATCCACCACTCGTACTCGTTTCCACGGAACGACCGCCACTCCACCTTTATTTTTTCCTTCGTGTGGTCAATCAAGTCTGGATCAGGATGAAATATCTCATCCACGTCATGCCCGATGATGGCATAGGACTCCACGGGAGTACGCCGTTCTTTGACTGCCTCTCCCCCGACCACCCGCACCTCATAGATGTTGTCTTCAAGCTCCGCCAGAACTTCCATATCGAACACGCTGTCGTGGACGCCAGTCAACGCCTCAAAGTCGTCCGCAGGCATACGCGCTGCGAACTTCTGGAGTGTGTGCTTTTCCTTGGCCTGACGGTATTCGAACTCCCAGAACCACTGCTGCTCGATGGGCATCCGATAATCCTTGCCAACTACTCTTGACAGATATGGAGTATTTCGGATGTACGATTCGCAACGGGCCACGTGCTTCTTGGTTGCATCCAATTGGTCGTGCAAAAAGCTTCCGGGGATGGGGAACTTCCGCAGCCAGTCTTCCTGTGGGTAAAGATCGGTAGCCAGAGGCCACGAGATGAATACCGGACACATACGTGATAGACCAAGCGGCCAGTTCTTCTTCGAGTCTCTCCAGTAGTCCGGAAACCATCCTACGTTTCCTGATCCCGTTCCCTCGAACACCATGAAGAGGTTCTTAGAACTGTGCGTGGCCGGGAGTAGACCTTCTTCAATCGTTTCCTTCGGATTAGGGATGAGGCTGACCTCGGAGATGTGGATCAACTGCGGGGTCCATCCCTGAGCAATACCTGTCGCCTGCATACCTGACTGGATCGAAAGGATCGATCCATTGTCGAACGACTTCTTCGGCATCCTGAGCGGCACCAGCCACCACGGACAGCGATTGTACGCTGTGTTGAGGATGCGTTCGATAAGGTCTGACTTGTCGCGCTGGACCGACGCCATAACCGCTTGCGTATGCGGGATGAAAAGCATACGGTGAATGAATTTGAGCGCGACTTTCGTCGTGATGCCCACCTGACGGCCCTTAAGGCATAGAATCTCAATCGACACCTGATCTTCGTCGAACCCCGCAATCACTGAGTCGAAAACCTCTTGCGACTTACGGTTCTTGAACTTGAAAATCTGGCCTTTTTCGTCGGCGACCCAAGCATAATTACGATCCCAATACCCGCTATCCAAAGAGCACAATGCTTGCTCGTTCTGTACCCACCTCCTGATCTCCTGTTGCCTGCTGGCGCTTAGCCTTTTCGTGACCCTGATTTCGCTCGTCTTCGAGTTCGATTCGATCTCTACGAGCGAGTCAATATACTTTGTGAACTCCAGAACTTCGTCGTAGGAGTGGTACTTGGGAAGCCATTTGTTCTCTGCTTCAAATAGTTCAAGGGAGTGATTGATGATCTTTTGGGAGTACATTACTTATTGCCCCCCAAGAGCTTCTGTCGAATAGGATTGATCTTTTCTTGGATGTCTCTAGAATCTGGAAACAGGAAGTTGGAATCCGCTTCACTGTCGCCTGCGTCGATCACTCCATCGTCATCATCGTCGTCATCATCCCGCCCCGCCCCTTGATCTTTCATCGTTTGCTTTCCGGAACCAAAGACAGCTTTCCCAATGAAGGTTGGTCCCTTGGGGGATGGCAGGAAGCCCATCGCGGTATCCAGAGCAGTCCTATCCTTCTCGCCGCTGGGCAAGAGGCCGTACTTCACTCTGGCCTTCGTGATCCGGGGATGGCTCGTCATGGCGATAATCTTCACCATGTTGACCGCCTGCGATTGCAGCGCCAGCATCGCGGAACCGAGGAAGATGCGAAGGTCTAATCCTGCCGCCAGAGCGATAGCTTCCCACGAAAGCTTCTCCCGGTCGCCGGAAGGAATCTCGTCGTACTTTTCTAGAAACGCTTGGATTGAGGGATCATCGGCAACGAAGCGCATCGCGCCGAGGACGGCCTTAAGGCCACCTTCGGCGTTCTTGAGGAGAGGGGTTATTTCCGGCGCAGAGCGAAGAAGCTGCAAATCCACACCAAGCCGAATGAGCGCCTGTTGCGTTCGATCTACTGGCTTACGAAGCGGTTTTGGGACTGGAAGATTTCTGAGCCTGTCCTGCGAGGAACTCTTTCTCACGCGGCCCGATCTCTTCCTCGGGTTCGAACTCTCCGAGCCATTCTCCGATGGGTCCGGTAGTGTTTCCGGTTTGCGCTCTCGCTTTTTCTTCTGGGGTAGGAATTCGGGATACGACTGCTTCGCGTGGCTCTCGAACATCGGGCCACTGTTGGGAGATAGCACTTCGGGCGGTTTCATTGAGGTCACCTAATCCTTTTGCGATGCCCTCCCAAGCCGCTACGAGCCTTTCTTCCTGATCCTTAGTCACACCACTCTCCCCTTACTTCTTCGGCTCCACTGCCTTCTCTTCAACTTTTGGCGTAGTCCACTTCTGTGTTGCTGAATCAAATGTAGCAGACGCCGGAAGATCATTCTCCTTACGGACCACTGGAGTCAATCCATCGATTAGAGCCTTGTTCTTCGTGATTTCATTCCCAATTGGTCCGGCTTCCTGTTGGAATTTCTGCTCTGCCTGCTGCGCCGCTGTCTGTAATTGCTTCTGGAGCGCGTCAATCGCTTCCAATTTATCCTTGTACTTCTTGTCAGCCTTCAACTCCGCCAATAGATCGGCGTTCGCCTTCTGAATCTGTGCCTGCACGGTTTTCTGGTTCGCAGTCGAAGACTCCCTTGCCTTGCTCAAAAGGGCATCAAAGGACTTTTGCTCTGCGTTCCAATCCTGTGCGGCGCGGTTGAGAGCCTCCACGGCAGGAGATGGCTTGACCGTTACAGGCGTTTGAGCCGCAACAACGCTAGCGAATAAAAGGGCTGGGGCGAGCAGGAACTTCATTAACTTCTCCTTAATTCGTGGTAACTACTCCGGTTCCGCTGCAAATCCAGCGGGCATACGGGTAGCATTCATTCACTGATGGTTTCTGTTGTACGGGAACGATATATTTGAAGTCTTCGCTGTAGCGAAATCCGTCACCCCATCCTGACTTGTCGTGATATTGAGGCTCTTTCTTACATGGTGGCGGTGGTGGAATGGGCTTCCCATCTTTATCAACACCGTGTATCTCACCCTGTCCGTTCACTACAATAGAGCCACCATTTGTTACGCCATAGGCTTGGAAAAGCGAACACCCCATCGTCATGGACTGTGTGTATTTATGCCGAAGAGATTCGTAAAAATCTTTCTGCCTCTTGATTGCTATATCCACTTGATCCTGCATAAATTTAGCCTGACGTGCCTCCTCCGGCGTCAGCGCGATCACCTTAGCGTCCTGTCCGATGGCTCCCAAGGAGTACAGCAACAACGCAATTATCATCCCTATTCGT